ACCCAATTTATTATGAGATTTACAATCAATCAACAAAAGGTATGAATAACTTTAAGATCTCTGAAATGTTTTGGTGGAAAGACCCAAGATATTCAAAAGATTTATATATGGTTCCTACGGACGATATTGTTGATTATCTATTACACAAAGATGAAAGAGATCATTCTGGGAATGTTTCATTTGAAGACTTGGATCCATATGACAGAAATTATGATGAAATAAAAGAATACTTTGCAAAAGGATATAAACCGTGCTCATCTTGGTATGAGAAAATGGTTAAAAAATTAAAATACGATAAAAGAAAAATCAATCAGGAGCTTAACTGTGAATTTCTTGGATCTGGAGATAATGTATTTGACAACAAAGATTTATCCTATATTAAAGAAAATCAATTATCTGATGCACAAAATAAAATGATGGGAAATGCTCTTTGGATGTGGAAAGAACCAATTGAGGGTCATAAATACATTATGGGTGTTGACGTTTCTCGTGGTGATAGTGAGGACTTTTCATCAATTCAAATTATAGATTTTGATGACAGAGAACAAGTCTTTGAGTATGTCGGAAAAATACCACCAGATGCTCTTGCTGAAATTGCTTATAAATGGGGTATTGTGTATAACGCATTTTGTGTTGTGGATATAACTGGTGGTATGGGAATTACAACGGTTAGAAAAATGCAAGAATTGGGATATAAAAATCTTTATATTGATGGGGTAGACTCAACAAACATTTGGTCTTATAACCCTAAAGCTCTTGATAAAATCCCAGGAATTAATTTCAATAATAAGAGAGTTCAAATTATTGCTGCATTTGAAGAATACGTAAGACATAGATTTAAAATTAGAAGTACAAGATTATATAATGAAATGAATACTTTCATTTATGTAAATGGAAGACCTGATCACCAAAAAGGACAACACGATGACCTTATTATGGCAATATCTATGGCAATTTACGTTGGTGAATCATCGTTTCAGAAGTTAGAAAAAGTCACAGAAAAAACAAAAATTATGCTTGAGTCTTGGACCGTGTCAACAAATGATTCTGTTGCAAAACAAGTTCATTTTGATCCGGTGCTCCCAAATCAACATATGATGAATGATAGAATGAAAATTAATTCCGGACCATCAAAGGATGATTATATAAAATATGGTTGGTTATTCGGTGGTAGAAGATAATTATTAATATGGGGTTAGAAAGAAGAAGAAGATCTGGTAAAATACTTGGGGGATCAACATTAATTGTTCCTGGACAAGACGTGTATGCCGTAAAAGTTTTTACAAATAGTTTTCAGTTTAAAAGAGGTTCTGGACGAGAATTAATAAGAGAATTTAACGTACCAAAACCAACACCACCAACACCCCCTCCACCACCAGAAGAAATAATTAAAGCAATACTTGTTGACCAAGTAACTTTCTTGGCTGTTGAGGAGGGTGTGTATTTTACATACGTAGATTAGACGAGTATTTATATTTGACAATTATATTTTAAATTAATAATATGGAACAAAATACAAACCAACTAACAGTTTGGCAAAGATTATCGAAAACATTTGGACCCAATTCACTTTTAGGTCAAGATATTCCAACATACAAATTTGATAAAAAAGAACTGTTAAAAACAAGAGATAGAAACGAGTTTGAAAAGGAAAAACTCCAAGCTCAACAATCATTATATTTAGCAAATCAATGGACAAAGATTGAAAGTAATTTATATACACAAGCAATCTATTATGAACCAACAAGACTTGCAGCTTTTTATGATTATGAATCTATGGAGTTTACCCCAGAAATTTCAACAGCCCTTGACATTTATGCTGAAGAATCAACAACACCAAATGAAGACGGATATATCCTTCAAATCTATTCTGAATCGAAAAGAATAAAGGGAATATTAGCAGATCTTTTTAATAATACTCTTGATATTAACACAAACCTACAAATGTGGATTAGAAACACTTGTAAGTATGGTGATAATTTTGTTTATCTAAAATTAGACCCAGAAAAAGGAGTTATTGGTGCGGTACAATTACCAAACATTGAGATTGAACGACTTGAAAGGGGAATGTCACCAAAAAGACCAAACACAGAGGTTAAACCAGATGAAAAAGGTTTAAGATTTGCTTGGAAGGAAAGAAATATGGAGTTTAACTCTTGGGAGGTTGCACATTTTAGATTACTTGGTGATGATAGAAAACTTCCATATGGAACATCAATGCTTGAAAAGGCTCGTCGTATTTGGAAACAATTAGTGTTAGCGGAAGATGCTATGTTAATTTATCGTACATCAAGAGCTCCAGAAAGAAGGGTATTTAAGGTGTTTGTTGGTAATATGGACGATAAGGATGTTGAACCTTATGTACAACGTGTTGCAAACAAATTTAAAAGAGATCAAATAGTTGATAATAAGACCGGTAATGTTGATTTAAGATTTAACCAAATGGCCGTAGATCAGGATTACTTTATTCCAGTTCGTGATCCAGCACAAACAATGCCGATTGAAACATTACCGGGTGGAACCAATCTATCTGAAATTGCGGATATTGAATATATTCAGAAAAAACTTGTAACAGCACTTCGTATCCCAAAAGCATATCTTGGGTTTGAAGAGCCCGTAGGAGATGGTAAAAACTTATCACTACTTGATATTCGTTTTGCAAGAACAATTAATAGGATCCAAAAGAATATGATTTCTGAATTGAACAAAATTGCAATTGTTCATTTATTTTTACTTGGGTTTGAGGAGGAGTTACAAAACTTCACATTAGGTCTTAACAACCCATCAAAACAAGCGGATCTTTTAATGGTTGACGTTTGGAAAGAAAAGGTATTACTTTACAAAGACCTTGTTAGTGAGATTCCAAATACAATACAACCAGCATCGGCTACTTGGGCTAAAAAACATATTTTTGGTTGGTCTGACGAAGATATTAAACTTGACACTCAAAGAATTAGAATGGAGAGAGCTGTTGCTGCTGAACTTGCAAATACCGCAACAATTATTACTCATACCGGAATGTTTGATACAATTGATAAACTATATAAAACCGTTTCTGGATCAACAGCTCCAGCTCCACCAGCCGGAGCAGAAGAAATGGGTGGAGAAATGGGTGGACCACCTCCAGGTCCTCCGGGGCCACCACCAGGACCACCACCAGGAGGTGAAGCTGGGGGATTACCAGAGTCAAAGAAAAAATTAGAGAATTTGATACTCGAATCTGATGAAGATTATTTTACTGCAAATTCTTCATTAGGTGAAATGGAGACTGAATTATTAAAAATATTAAAAGATTGATATATTTATAATAAAAAAAATTATGAAATTCGGATTATTAAAAAGTAAAATAGAAAAATGTTTAATTGAGTCATATAAGAAAAACTCATTCAAAACAAATATGTTTATATTCAAAGAACTTGTTTTGGAGGATAAAAATATAAGTAAACTTTATTACCTATATGATGAATTATCAACAAATAAAAATTTGTCTCAAGAAACTGCTGCCGAATTTATTAACGAATCAATCACTGTATTTGAAAACGCGGTAAATAAAATTGATAAGGATGATTTAACTGAGATCAATCTTTGGGTTGGTCATATAAAGACAAATAACAATTATGAAGATATTGATAATCTATTTTCTAATAGTGTTTTAACTTTGGAGGATAAAATTAAAAGTAAGAACGTAATTGTAGAATCTTTAATGAAGATGCCAACAAAAATTAAAGGTTCATTTTCTGTTCCGGTAAAAACTTTGGTTGAAAGTGCAAACAAAACTTTAAAAAACTATATTGAGACTCTGGACGAAGAATCAAAAAAATCATTAGTTAAAATATTATCCGAAGACGAGAATAAATTAGAAATTAAATATGAAGTAATCAAAGAATCTGTTTTAGAAAAACTTGATGAATTAAAATCAAAAGAAACAGACAAAGAGGTTGTTGAAAAAATAAATGAAACAACAACAAAAATAAAAAATGAGTCCTTTGATAGACTTTCATATTTTAAATTACAAGAGTTACACAAAAACCTTTAATTTTGTAATTTTAAACTCTGTCTGTAAATTGCCTTTTGTTTTTTATTTCTTTTCTCAACAGATTTTTTTGTAAATTCTTTTCTATAATTTAGATGAGAATTTTGTCTTGTCTTAATCACCTTACTTTTAAGTTCTTTAAGAGCTCTTTCTATGTCGTTTTTTTTTACGTGGACTATTAGCATATTTAATTTTAAAAATTTCTTATATTGATATATATCACAAAATTAAGTAAATTTTATAAAAATAAACGTTATTGTTATGGAAAAAAATTATGAAAAAAGGAAAAACTGCCAAAATAAATGGATTCAGAACATCCAAAGTATCCTATGGTACGGTAGATTCTAAAGAATTTAAATCACTCTATTTAAATATACAAACCTGGGTTGAACCAAAAATTGATGTCGAAAACTGGACAAGATTAGTCCTTAATATGAATAGATCAGTTAAACATTCTGTGTACAACAATTTAGATAAAAAACTATTTGATGATAAATTTATTGTAGATCTTGATTTAAGAACAAGCGGCTTACAATTAAAAAAGAAATCATTTATGAACCTTGAAATTAACTTGTACCTAATAGATGAAATCGATTTCAAATCTACAAAATTAAAAAAATCCTTAAAAAATTTAACTAAAGAAATTTATAATGACGTATTCACCGGAAACGAATATTTTAAGTTTTATTTAACTAAAAACGGAAATTCCAAACCAGTTAAGATAAAAACCGAAAAAGTTTAGTATTTATATAGAAAACTTTTTATATGAAAATATTAGGACCTAACGAAACCGGTAAAGGTATTCTTATTGAATATGATGCCGGTTATATAAATCCAAGATCGGAAAACAATAACTATATTATGGAGTCCAAAAATTTTATGGACTATTCAAAACCATTTGAGTTTTATGCTGTACTCCAGAAGTACAATACACCAAACAGAAACGGTAGAGTATATCCGGAAAAGATTTTGAAACGTGAAGCAGAGAACTATAAAAAAATGATTGAGAAAGGAACTTCACTTTCCGAATTAAATCACCCAGAATCATCTTTAATTGATCTTGATCGTGTATCACATATTATAACTGAAGTATGGTGGGATGGTCCAGTTCTTTTGGGTAAGTTAAGATTACTTACAAGTCCTGGATTTCACGAAAGAGGTATTTGCTCAACAAAAGGAGATTTAGCCGCAAATTACCTTAGACAAGGTGTTACTCTTGGAATCTCTTCTCGTGGTGTTGGATCCCTAAAAAAGGTTGGTGAACAAAATGAAGTCCAAGATGATTTTGAATTAATATGTTTTGACCTTGTATCTTCCCCATCAACTCCTGGT